CTTAGGTGATGGTGATGGTGATGGCTCTGGTGATGGTGACGGTGATGGCTCTGGTGATGGTGACGGTGATGGCTCTGGTGATGGTGACGGTGATGGCTCTGGTGATGGTGAGGGTGATGGCTCTGGTGATGGTGATGGCTCTGGTGATGGTGATGGCTCTGGCTCTGGTGATGATAACGGAGACGGAGACGGAGATGGCTTTGGTGACGGAGATGGCTTTGGCGATGATGACGGTGTTGATGGAACAGAAACAAAACTATATAAAGTAGTAGTTGACGCTATAGGAGAAGTATTATCTATAGGCAATGAAGTGCCAGCTGGTAAAATAGTACTCACATTAACACCTTGTTGATTAACAATATTTCCAACAACATTTATATCTGGTATAGTTATATTGAAATTTGTATCAATATTAAGATTTTTTCTTAGCTGAGAAACAGTATCAACTATGAAATATTCATGTGTTATAGTATCATAATATATAGGGTAATTTACGCCAGATGTAATAGCACCACCTTCTTGTTTTCCATAGTTCCCTCCACCAGTTGAACCAGATGTCATATTAAAAATATAAGACGTTGTAGAATATGTAGTGGGTGTAGCTGGAACTATTGCATAATTAGTAGTTGGTGGAGTTATAGGTGGAGTAGTTGTAGATGTAGTAGTTATAGTTTGTGTATCGGGTGATGTTGCTCCTTTGGCACAATTATTATTAATCGTAATCATACAATCACCGCCTTCTTGTTTTTTCTTTTTAGATGTATTTTTACCAGTTTTTTTCTTTTTATTTCGCGCCATCTATTAGAGACATTTATTTATAATAGATTAAATATAATTCTATCTTTCCACTTCGTTTTCTGTTTGTTCGTATAATATTGTAACTTTACAGCAGTTTTAGGCTCTAGAGAATTTTTATATACAATAACTTTTTTAAGAGCAGTTATAAATATACTTTCAGAATTTATTACAATTCCATCTAACAATCTTTCTTTATTATAATATAAATCTAGAAAGATTAATTCTCGTTCGTAAACCTTCGATGCTTTTTGCTGGTCGTTAAAACGCTCTAGGTTACAGTTTTGAAAGACTTTATTTTTTAGAGCAAATTGATTGATAATATCAACATAGCGACGAATAGGTGATGAAGCATGAGCGTAAGAATCTGTTTCTAACATACTATGAAATGTAGTATCAGTTGGCAAACAATATTTAGCAGATTCATATGCCAAATACATGTATGTATCTGAAAACTCTTCAAATAGTTTTGCTCGTTCTAGATTAATACCTTTTTGACTTCTCAGAATACCTGTGCTTTTTGATTTAAGAATCTCGCCAGCCTTTGTATTATAGTATAACATTAGGATTTCAACCCATTTATGAGAATCTTCAACTACAGAACCAGATAGTCTCGCAATATATGTTTTCAACAAATCAATATCAATTTCTTTACAGTTATAAACACTAGTATACGTATAAGATTTTGTTACTCTTACACTAGTTTCTTTGAACTCATAAGTAATATCTTTATCAAATGTAATAATTAGACTATATGCAAGTCGTTCTTCACCTTCTACCAAACTCATAAGATTCTCTGATAACTCTCTGGGAAACATAGGTTTTACACATATACTATTTTCATAAAGTGAAGTGCCGATATTTTCAGCATAACACAAGAATGGATTTGCTTCTACCCAAGCAGATACATCCGCAATACTAATTGCCATCTTGTTATCCCAAAGTGAAATACAGTCATCAATATCTTTACAACCATCTGGGTCAATATTAATGGTTGGAGCATCAATTCTGTAGCGCTCACTAGAAGGCTTCATAATTTCTGGCATAGTTTTTGGCCATTTATAAGGACTCGCTTTTAACAGCGACGCTTGCTTTTCTACAACATAATCTCCGCAATCTCCTAATAAATCAACAAAAGCTCCTTTTGGAAATTCAGAATTTTCAGGCCAAGAATCAAACTTAAATGTAATAAGTTTATTTTTGACTCTATCGACTATCTTTGACCCAATATAAAACGCTGGATATTTATCATCCAGTGGATTACATAAATAGATAGAGTTTCCTTTATTTGTAAATCCATATCTTGAACCAGTTGTTTGAAGGATTCCCACGAGAGTTGGATGTTCGTTCCTCCTAGATAATTTACACCCTGAATTTGTAGGTATAATATAATCATAAGGTAGAGCACGACCAGCATTCTTTGCTCCTTCAAATCCAATAAAAGAGCCATATTTCTTTTTTACTATAAGTTGCTCCATTTAGATAAAAAAATATTGTGAAACATTTAATCAATTTTTTACATATTCTTTTCAAGATAATGTTTTCTACATAGTGCTTCATATTTGTCTGAGCCGCCAACATCTACTAGAGATTTATTCTCTGAAATCTTAGAGCTAAAGATTGCATGAGTTCCATCATTGCATTTCTTACAAAGCGCTTTTAGTTTTACAATAGAATCAGCAAGAGGAATTAGATTTAATACTTCACCAAAAGGGTCTCTATTGACATCACCGTCAAGACCAGCAACAATAACATGTTTTTGATGTACATCTACCGCTAATCTAACAAACTCTACAAGATTTTTATAAAATTGTGCTTCTTCAATAATAATCACTTTTGCATTCAAGAATGTTGTATCAATCATAGCGTGGAATAAGTCTTCAACTGCTATGTTTGCGACACAAGAATCTTTGTTGTGATTCACAATCTTTGTTTGATTTGTGTAGCGTTTATCAAAGATTGAAGTAATTACGAAAACCGGCCAATGAATTTCTTTATATTTTCGTATAGAGGAAAGTAGATACGACGACTTTCCGCTGAACATACATCCTAACACCAAATCAAGACTCATTGATATACTAAAAATAGGTTGGATTGTTTAAACAATTTTTTTAAAATTAGTGCGTGCCGGTTGAGCCAAAACCACCTTTTCTATTAGTTTCTGGAAGACTGTCAACAATCTTAATCTCGCGAATATGTTCCATATTAGGAGAAATAATTTGTGTAATACGTGTTCCTGCTACTACGTTAGGATACGTATGTTCATTAAGATTTGTAACCGCAGCCATTAAAGTATTCCTATAACTCCTATCAATAATCCCCACCGAATTTGCAAGCATAATACCAGACTTATACATAGAAGAGCGGGGATACATATAATAATGAACTTCCTCTTCACAACCATCCGAGAATACACGTACAAGACGAGCACGAGTGCCGAGGTCTAGTAAATGTACTGCCTTTGGAGGAGGATTGTGACGCTCATCAAACTCGCTAGAAACTTTGTAATCTTCAACAGAATATAAATCTACACCAGCGTTATCATTGGAACGCTCGCTAGTAGCATAAGATGAATAATACTGGAGTCCTTGCTCAGTAGGCCAAAGCTCAAGACGATAATAAGACATTTCTAGTGTAACAATTGCCCTATCCTTAAATCAATTTTCCACATTTTTTACAAATTTTCATGCTTTGAACTAAAACAAAAACATGCCAGCAAGACTTTTGTTTTTGTTTTAGTAAGCGTTCTTTTTCTTGCTTTTCTTTTTCTAAAACTTTGAAAAAGTTATTTCTAAATTCTTCTAGTGTATCAACGTTCATCTACAAATGGCGCATGATTTAATTGAATTTCTGGAAAATAATATGTATTTCCATCATGTAATTTCATTGTAATAACATTTTGTTGATCTAAATCTTTATCTGGTAATGGATTCTTATTATATTCTAATTTACCACATAAATCTTTACGAATATACGTACACTCATAAAAATTTGGAACAACAACGCCATCAATTACAGAAGTTCCGCAACAATTATTTCCATGAAGATGAACTAAATAATGAGTCTTTGCAAATCGCTTTGGAATATCTGTTTTTTCTACTTTATGAAATTCAATAACAAGTTGTTTAATTTTCATTAAATCAGAATCATTTAATGTATCAAAAAAAGTATGTTCAGCACCTTCAATATCCATTTTTAAAAATATATTATTAAAATTTTTAAAATAAAATTTTAAATTTGTTGTTGTATCTGATTCATACAATCCAATATTTTTTTTGATAAACATAATTTTAGAAGAAGAATTAATTGGGAATGAATCTATAAATCCATCATATGCAACACAATGTAAATTACTATATTTATTTAATAATTGTTCTTCAAAACTACAATCAACATCAATTCCAGCAGAAATTAATATATCGTATTCTGAATCAATATCACAAATTACATATCCTCCATCGTTATTTTTTCCAATACGAACTTTCGGATATGGAGATTTATATACGCGTAAATGTTCCATTAAAGGAATATAGTAATAACTCTTTAATAGAGAGTAGTTTAAAAGAACTTTTAATAATAAAAATATGTCTGAGATAGTATTACCAGTAAGTCTTGGTGAAGCATTAGATAAACTAACAATTCTTGATATTAAAGTATCAAAGATTTCTGATAAACGAAAAGAAGATTGTTTAAAAGAATACAATGTATTATATAATGAACTAAAAGAGTATGTTGAAAAATTCTCATATCATTATAAAATTCTGAAAGAAGTAAATCTAACAATTTGGAATCTACAAGATAATATCCATAAAGACACCAATTTAACAAATACATATGGGCAAATTCTTAAAGAGAATGATAGACGATTCCGTGTAAAAAAGAAGATTAATGAAGCAGCAAATTCTAGCCTCAAAGAACAAAAAGGGTATGTAAAAACAAAAGCATTTGTTTATACCCATCTCGGATTGGGAGACCATTTTTGGATGAATGGTGCAATACGATATATATCTACATGTTACGATGAAACGGTTGTTGTATGTAAAAAGAATAATGAAGCTGTTGTTAGGTCAATGTATGCGGATGATTCATCTATAAAACTTTTTATAATTAATGATGATATAGACCTACACCCGTTTGTATCAAGAAAATTATATTTTGAGGATGAAGGATATAAAGTGTATAGTTGCGGATATCATACTGAACGACCTTATATTTATGATTTTCCTCATAGTTTTTATGATGATATGGAACTTTATCGCCATTATAGAACTGAATATTTCTATGTACCTAACTTCAAAGAGTCTATAGAAATGTTAGATGCTGTTAAAGCAGTATCAGAAGAATATATTCTTATTCATCAAAAATCTTCACAGAAAACAATTGATATATTTTCAGAGTTAGTAAAGGCGAACCCTGATATACCTATTTTAGATATTAACACAAATAACTATGAAAAAAGTCATAAGTTCTATGATATAGCAGAATTAGTTGTTAATAAACCAATGTTACTATACAAGCATCTTATTATAAGAGCAAAAGAAATATATTGCTTAGAATCTTCTTTTTATTGTTTTGCTTCTCATCTAGATTTATCAAATGTTTCTAAGAAAATTTGTTATTTACCTCATGATGATTCTGCAAATAGACTGGGAGTTTTCAGTACTGGAAATTTGGTTTAAACAAAAGCCTTAAAGTTATTAAAGATGAAAGTAGCCTTTATAACAGGTATAACCGGTCAAGATGGTTCTTATCTAGCAGAGCTACTGCTACAAAAGAACTATAAAGTTCACGGATTTTTTCGTCGTGTTTCATTAAATAACAGTTTGGAAAATATTCAACATATTTTGAGACATCCTAATCTCACGCTACACAATGGTGATATGACAGATTGTTCATCACTGTTAAACACTCTTCGTAAAATAGAATATACATTTGATACTTCTACTACACGTTTTGAAATCTACAATCTAGCAGCACAAAGTCACGTCCAGCGTTCTTTTGAAATGCCAGGATATACTTTAGAGTCTGATGGTCTAGGTCCTTTATATCTTCTGGAAGCAATGCGTCATTCGAAATACAAACATATTACACGTTTCTATCAAGCGTCTACTAGTGAACTATTTGGAAAAGTTCAAACATATCCTCAAAATGAAAATACTCCTTTTTATCCTAGGTCCCCTTATGGTGTAGCAAAGCTCTATGGTTTCTGGATTGTCAAGAACTATAGAGAGTCTTATAATATGTATGCAGTGAATGGTATTCTTTTCAATCATGAAAGCCCTCGAAGAGGAAAAGATTTTGTAACCCGTAAAATTACAACAACGCTTGGTCGCATGGTAAAAGGTCAACAAAAGACTTTAGAACTGGGTAATCTTGATGCGAAACGAGACTGGGGGCATGCAAAGGATTATGTCGAAGGAATGTGGAGAATTCTACAAGCAGACCAACCAGAAGATTTTGTATTAGCGACAAATGAGGTTCATAGTGTTCGTGAATTCTGTGAGATTGCTTTTGCAAAGAAAGGTTTAACACTTACATGGCGTGGCTCTGAAGATAAAGAAGAGGGGTATGACCAATATGGAAATATTCGTATTAAAGTCAATCCTGATTATTATAGACCTGCGGAAGTCGATATATTATGCGGAGACGCAACAAAGGCGGAAACGCAGTTAGGTTGGAAGCGTGAATATACTTTTGAAGCACTTGTGAGTGAAATGGTAGATATGGATTGTTAATGACGGTTACGACGAGATGATTTTTTAGATTTTCTTGATTTTCTTCCACCTCTTATTACAGGTTGGGCATTACTCGAAATTGGTCCACCAGGATTTGTTCCTTCACCTCTTATTACAGGTTGG